AGCTTCTCCGAATACGCGATTGGAGGGGCGAACTGCTTCGCCGAATGCGCGACCTGCCCCATCAGTCTTTGCTGTCCCAGCGGACGCTCCTCCCTTAATGCCTGTCATTTTTTCAATTTGCGGTCTGTATTTTTGCACAAAATCACCCAATGCTTTCGGCAGGGATTCAACAGGTCGATTCAAGATCTCTTTCCATTGACCTCCTATTTCTGAAAACGCTTTCATGGCGTCTTCTTTTAAAGCGCTTGTGTCGAAAAAGTCCCCGGCGTTTTTAAATGCATCTTTGCCAGCTTTAAAAATCCGATCAAACGAATCTTTTACACTGTCGCCAACCTCAAACTTGAAACCATCCTTTCCGCCCCCGCCGATTTGCTCCATGATGTCTTTGCCCATCTGTTTAAGGCCTTCAAAATCCATGTTTTTCAATAGGCCGAAAGCCTTTCCCAACATGCTCGTAAACGATTCCGCAAACGATAATGCAACATTTAAAAGAGAGTCTTTGACGGTTGACCAGAAAGAAGGATCCGTGAGAAACTTCCAAGCATTCCAAACCAGATTGGGCATTTCTTGCAAAAGCTGCAAGAGCATCGCGCCGTATGCTTTTACGCCAGCAATCAAGACATTTACCCCATCTCCCATTGCCGCGACGATAAGCTTGCCCTGAGCGACCCAGAAATCAGCACTAAATACTTCTCGAAGAAGCATTCCAGAAGCCTCAATTCCATTTCCAAGCCTTTGACCGAATTGATAGGCCATGTCGAGCAGCTTTCCCGTCATGCTTACCGCTTCCATAATAAAGCCCCCGGCGTCTTGGCCCATTTTGGCAAAATCCAAGGCATCGAACTTTTGCAGAACTTCCAAAAGAGCAGGGCCGATAACGTCAAGAATGCCAACAAAAAAGCCTTGGAACTTCTCCCCTGCCCTTGCGAGGATGTCGGAAATCTCATCAAACAGACCGGCATTGCGGTTGAGAATCTCAGCTTGGCTTCCCAAAAATGTTCCAGCATTTGCAAACGCCTTGCCATCTGCAAAAAGCGTCAAAAGCTCTCCGCCTGATTTCCCGAATAGCTGCATGGCAACAGCAGCCCTTTCGGTAGGAGATTGAATCGCGGCAATCTTGCTTTGGATTAGCTGAAATTGATCTGATGGATTGAGCTTTGAAATTTGGTCAAACGAAATGCCAAGCTTCTCAAAAGGCTTTGCTGCGGTTTTTGATCCGTTGCCGAACTCTGTAATTCCCTTTTGAAGCTTGTTAATTACTCCGCCAATCTTGTCCGCTGAGACTCCATTATCTTCAAAGGCACGCCCCATCACCGCCAGATCACCGGCGGCGATTCCTGTTCGCGCAGAAAGATCTGCGAGTTTTCCTCCTAGGTCTGCGGCGTTTTTAATGCCCATCGTTAAACCAGCGCCAGCGGCTGCGGCTCCAACAGCGGCAAGCCCAGCGCCAGCAATGGCCGAGGTCTTTGCTATTCCGCCCAAAGCCTTGCCTGCGCCGCCAAGAGATTTGCCGATCTTAGTGCCGGTAGTTGCGGCCAGCCCTCCAGCTCGTCGCATCGTCGCAGCGAATCCCGTCATATCTGCCGAGATCGTGGTCTTGAGGTCTGCTTTTGCGGCCATTTGCAATCCCTCTACAAAACATAGCAGAATTTCAACTTGCGTTTTTCGTTCGTTTTGTCGAGTCCTCCGACATGGACACGAAACTTCTTCTTGGTCTTCTCCTTCGTCACGGCCTGACCATTGCTGGCGGCTACGCAACCGGGGCTGGCATCGTCTCACAGGCCGATCTTCAGACCGGTATCGGTGCGGCGGTCGCGCTTGTCGGTATCGTGATGTCGGCGCTGGAAAAACGTAAGCGGCTCAAATGACCAAAAGCGAGATCGTCGAAATCCAGACGCGCCTCAAGGCCCATGGCTTTGATCCAGGTGCAATGGATGGAGTTATCGGGCCGAAAACCCGAGCGGCGATCATCGCGTTTAAAGTCTCCAAGGCGCTTTCCCCTCGCGACTACGTTGGGCCGATTACGCTGGCCGAGCTACGCAAAGAGCCACAGGCATCGGTCGCACCTCCGAAGGTCGCGGGAGAGCCAATCTGGCTGCGACGAGCAAGGCAGGAGATCGGCGTTTCTGAGATCGCTGGTAGGCAGCATAGCAAGCGCATCTTGTCTTACTGGCAGCTCGCAAAACTCTACTTTACTGACGACGAGACGCCGTGGTGCGCGGGATATGTCAACGCCATGCTCGAGGATTGCGGCATTGCCGGAACTCGCAGCGGCATGGCGCGGAGCTTTGAAAAGTGGGGACAGCCCTGCGGAGCGATCCCCGGCGCGATTGTTGTTTTCTGGCGCGGCTCAAAATCAAGCGGATCTGGCCACGTTGGATTCGTGACCGGGAAAGATCAATACGGGAACATCATGGTTCTAGGCGGTAATCAGGGCGATGCCGTGAATGTGAAGCCGTTCGACACTTCCCGAGTCGTTGGCTACCGATGGCCTAAAGGTTTTGATATTGGCAGCGATGCGCTCCAAACCGTCGCCAGTGACGGCAAAACATCCCAGAACGAAGCATGATCCCATCCGCCATCTTCGGATCGCTCTTAATGATCGCGGCTTTTGTCTTGGTCCTCAAATGCACCAAGGATGACGACGACGACGATTTTCCAGACTACCCCGGCGGATACCGATAACATCATGGACGATGCAAAAAGAGACAGAATTCTGGCAGCTATCGCTAAACGACCGAGCGCGGCCAACTACGACATCTCGAAAAACCTTTCTGCGGTGACATCTGCCGAGGTTGCCGAGGTCAGAGCGTCAATGACAGGCGAGGTGATGAAAGGACCACAGGACGGCAACGAGAGCGAACTGGAGGCCATTCCGTTGAACCAAAAGCGAGTCATGCCGCAGAAACCTCAAGGCTCAGACTGCCGCCGAAGACTCCATGAAATCAAGCGCGGAGTCTGCTACCGAGTCGCTGACTTCGCGCAGCACCTAGGAGTTTCAGAGGATACGATCCGGCGGCATGCGAAGGCCCTGCACTGCATCAAGTGGGTCGAGATGTCACCGGACAATTTTGAGGAATGCGTGATGTCACCGGAAACCGCTAAGCAATACCTCCGTTAAACCATGAGCGACGAAATCAATCTTTCCGACCGCCTAGTCTCAGACTCCGACGCAATGAACCGCGTCGTTAAGGCACAGGCGGAACTTGCCAAAGCCCGAGCCGAGGCCTCCGCATTGCGAAAAGACAGAGACGATGCTCTCGACGAATACAATGCGCTCAGAGCGGCGAAGTTTCCCATTAAGAACGAATACAAGCCGAGGCCGAAAGTCAAGACCGAGACGGTCAGGCTTATCGCGAACGATGTTCATGGATCAATGATGGATCGCCCTGCGGTCGAGGCGTTTCTTGGCGATGTGCGCCGACTATCGCCGGATGAGATCATTTTGAACGGCGACATTGTAGAATGTGGTGGGTTTTTGGCCAAGCACCACGCGGCCAACTACATCGCGCAGACAACCTACAGCTACCAAGACGACATTGCTCATGGCAACTGGTTCCTCGATCAGCTCCAAGATGCCGCGCCCTCCGCGCAGATTCATTTCATCGAGGGCAACCACGAAGACCGAGTCGAACGTTGGGTCATCGATGAGACGCTTTCAAACTCGCGCGATGCTGAGTTCCTTCGGCGACTCAACGCGCCAGAGTTCCTTCTCAAGCTCAAAGAAAGGGGCATCATTTACTACCGGCGATCCGAGACTCACGTTCCCGGCCTGCCCCCTGGCTGGATCAAGATGGGCAAGATTTTCTTTGTTCACGAATTGAGCGGATCCAAAAACGCCGCGAGCGATTCCGTCTCAAGGACTGCGGGAAACGTCGTCTTCGCTCACACTCACCGCGAGGATTCGGCCACGCGAGTCCTTCCCGGCGTGGGTCTCGTCAAAGCGTGGAATCCCGGCTGCTTGTGCCAACGTCAACCGCTCTGGAGGCATTCGGATCCGACAGGATGGAGCCACGGCTACGGCTACCAGGTCATCGCCAAAAGCGGAGAGTTCTTGCACATCAATGTGGGAATCTGGGAAGGGCGCTCCCTGCTTGGCAACATGCTCGAGGGACGATGAGCGCGTTTGAGGGACATTTCCGCAGAGCGCAGAATGCCCTTGGACTCGCTCATTACGACGTTCGCTTTTCGGTTGAGCCTGGTGCAGGAAACTACGCCAGCATCGAACCGGATCCCGCAAGCTGCACTGCGATTTGTCGAGTCGATCTAGAGTTGTGCGAACGGGAGGAGCAAACGGCGCAGGTAGCGGTGCATGAGGCGCTGCATCTCCTGCTTGCCGAGCTGCGTCACGCTGCGTCCATCTCAGACGAGACTGCCGATTGGGTGGAAGAGCAGATCGTCAGGAAAATAGAAGCCGTGGTTTTTAAGGGCTTGGCATGATCTGCCTGTGCTGCCCTCCCATCAATTTCGTCTGCGAGCTGCACCGCTCAGGCCGAGCTGCGACCGATTGCCCATGGAATCCCGACGACCTGTCGGCGCGTCTACGCGGATTCGGGCATCGCATGGCCGATCAGGATGGCGGGAATGGGGAGGAGTGGGTAACTCCGCAGGAGGATCTGGAGGCCCAGATGATCGAGGCGGCTCGCGTGCTGCTTGATGCGGTCGAAATCAAGGCAGAGCAAGGTATTTAAGGTTTTTTCTGTTTTCCTTAAAAAAATCCGTTGCAAGTTTTAAAGCGGGATTTATCATGGCCTCGTTAGCGGATGGGCCGCTGGCAAAAACAAAAGAGAGCATGAGAATTAAAGTCAACATCCAAAACAACGCAGCGATTAACGCGGAACTTCTTAAGGTTAACGGCAGGGCGGAATCGTTTACGATTTCCTGCACCAAGCAGATTCTTGAAGCGATCAAGGGCGCGGAGCGCAAAATGTCTGCGATCCCCAAGGCCAAGTGGAAGGGCGCGAAGGTCATGTTCCGCCCAGCGGGACCGTCCGCGAACTCTTACAAATACAACGCGAAAAGCACCCGCGTTTACATTGAGCGCGGCGCAACGGATTGGTTTTTGGTCAACATCCAGCCCGATGCGGTCAGTCCGAAGGAGAAAGAGTTTTTGCACATTACGATCTCTGCCGATCAAGCCGCAGAGATTCAACGCCGCGCGATTGCAGATTTCAGCGTCCAACTTCAAACCCAAGCAGCATGATCTTAAACATCGAAATCCCAGACGAAGAGGGCGCGATGCTTGACGCTCTCGCCAATGAACAAGACCGGAGCAGGTCCGCACAGGCTAGACGCCTGTTGATTCGCGCCATCCGTTCCGCAGCCAATCAACCCGAGGAGGACGAAGCATGAGCATTCTTCAAAATCGAAAAGCGGATAACCTCCGCGCACGCATGGAGGAGTTCCTCTCATTCTCATCGGCGGATTCGGTCGCTGACATGTTTAACAGGGCTTTCGAGGCCGGAGTCGCTGCCAAATCGGACGCGGATTATTTCGCGATGCGTGACGCCCTTGAACGTGCCCGCGCTCGCTACGAGGCCCAGCGGAGAACTGAGCCTGTCGCATTTTTCGACGTTGCACCTGGAACTCTCATCCACATCGCTTCAAATGCACTTTGATCCCATCGACTTTCTGGTCAAGCTGATCACGACGCTCGCGATCTTCGCAGTCTGGAACGTGCCAGCCCTTTTCGATCTGATCTGGCCATGATCCCGCATTGCGTATCAGGCATCGTCTCGCGCTACCTACTCGACGGTCCCGAGGCCGAGAGAAGCGTTACGCTAGAGATCGAGCGATCCGAGATTGTCGCAGTGATCGACAACGAAACAGGGGAGGAACTCAATCCATCCGTTGTTGAGCGCCGCGACTACGACTACGCCATTGACGCGCTGATCCAGAAATCGTTGACATGAAATTGAGCAAACGGAAACAAGGCGAAAGCCTTGAGGATTTTCAGCGGCGAATCGAAAACGCTAGATGGGCTGCGATTTCAAAACCGATTGATGACGCTGCCACAAAGACCGGCATGAAGGGCATTGGGCAAAGCCGAAATCTGAAATGGCGCATAGCCGAAATGGAGCGGAAGGCCTTTGGAGCCGAGGAAGAGAACTGGTAAATCATTATGAACATCGACCAACTACTCGCAAACCATGAGCGCGAGACTGACAAGCTCATTGCCGAAATTCGTGCCTTTCGACTTCGTAAACGCGAATCGTGCGATCATCTCATCTACGACGGCCTCGCTGTCCAGGTGCGGATGTTGAAAAACCTAGGCATCCGACTTGCCGCCGTCGATGCCATTGAGCAAGAGCTTTACGGGCTGGCTCTGGATATTTTCCCAGACAATGGGCAGGGGCGCGACTGAAACGCGCATCATTTTAAACCAAAAAAGAGACAAATGAAAAACGAAATCACCGAAGCCCCTCGCACCATTAAGGGGCTGATTAACTCCGAGGCTGTCAGAGCGCAAATTGCTCGCGCATTGCCTAGCCACATGACGCCAGATCGTTTCCTGCGCGTTGCCACCACCCTGTTGCTGCGCTCCCCCAAGCTTGCCGAATGCTCTCAGGAGAGTTTCATGCGAGCGATGCTGGATTGCTCGTCGCTTGGCCTTGAGCCGGACGGGCGGCGCTGCCACCTGATCCCCTACGGCAAGGAGGTGCAGCTGATTGTCGATTGGAAGGGGCTTGTCGAGCTTGCGAAACGATCCGGCGAGGTGGTTTCGTGGAAGGCTGAGACGGTCAAAGAGAACGACTCCTTTGAATGGGTAAACGGCGACATCCAGCACTCCGTCAACTGGCGGGAAGATCGTGGGAAGCTCCAAGCGGTTTACTCCATTGTCAAAATGGCCAACGGCGAGATCGACACCGAGGTGATGACGCTGGCCGAGGTGGAAGCGATTCGCAAGCGGTCGAAGGCCAGCGGATCCGGCCCATGGGTAACGGATTTCGAGGAGATGGCGAAGAAGACGGTTATTCGTCGCCATTCCAAACGGCTCACGCTCTCGCCTGAGTTCCACGATGCTTTGGACAAGGACGGCGACAAGCTTGCCGACATCCAGGTGAATCGAGCAGCCAACGAGGCCGCGAAGGTTTCCTTTTCTCAACCTGCCATCGAGGCAGAATCGACCGAGGTGAAGGAGGGGGCATGAAAGAAGTCTCAATCTACCACATCGATCACCTAGGCGGGAACCCAACCATCCGCTTCAATCTCGCGGCGATTCGGCGCCTGCTTCCCGAGTATCAGATCGACAATTTCAATCTGACTTCACGGCAAAGAACCAAAATGCAGCGGCGCGTGGATCTTTACGTTGGCCTTGGCGGCAAATGCGACTTTCAAACTGGCATCGACGCCACCGAGGAAAGAATCATTCCGGCGAGAGTGATCCCGGCCAAGGACGCGAAGATGGTTCGCGGGAAGCTGGTCCCGGCATCGAAGCGTGAGGTCATACCGGCACGCATTGAACCGGCCAAGCCCGAGATTCTTCCAAGCATTAATCACCTGCCCAACGATGACATCCTCGACAGGGCGCTTCGTCTCGACTTCGCAACCAAACCCAGAACGTTGGCATCAGCATGAAAGAATTTCCAGACTGCACAATCTATTACTGCGAGCAACGCTCCGAGGAATGGCACGACCTTCGCCGTGGAGTCCTCACGGCGTCGAACTTCGGCCCGTGGCTATTGGCCAAAGGAAAGGTTGCAGACGGGGCGAGAGAGAAGGCGATTTGTAAGCTCATCAGCGAACGGGCCAAATGCTGGCAAAATCCCAACTTTGAAAACGCAGCCATGCAGCGCGGCACTGAGATGGAGCCGCAAGCGGTTGAAGCGTTTGAAACGGCTACCGGAAAGAAGTTGGTCCAGGTGGGCTTTTGTCAGAGCAATTACGGCTGGTTCGGATGTTCGCCAGATGGCCTTGTCGAAGGCGCGAGCATCGGATTTGAAGGCAAAGTTCCAGTGCCATCAACACACATCGAATACCGTCGAGCTGGGATCCTTCCTGATTCCTACCTTTATCAGGTTCACGGGTGCATGGCTGTGACCGGAGCGGAGGCATGGTGGTTCCAAAGCTGGTCACCTGGTCTGGCATCGCTTCGGATCCTCGTCGAGCGCGATGCCTTTACCGATTCGTTGCGCGATGCGCTGATTGAATTCTCATATCAGTTTGAGGGCGCTTTGGATGAAGAGGAGCAGGCGGCTAACAGGGAACTTGCCAACCTTGCAAAGCACGAAGCATGAAACAATCCCCCACCGCTCGCAGCTTGGCCCATCTGCGCAAAACCTGCCAGCTGGTCCAAGTGCTAGAGAAGTGGAATCCCCACGCTCGCATCAGACACGATCTCTTCGGAATCATCGACATCCTCGCGATTCGCGATGGTGAGACTGTTGCGGTGCAATCAACGAGCTGGTCGAATACAAAAAGCCGCATCAATAAGATCAATGAATCGGATGCGCTAGAGCATCTGAGAAAAGCCGGATGGATCATTCTGGTCCACGGCTGGAGGAAAAACAAAAACGGAAGATACGAGATTAAAGAAATAGATATATCATGAAAGACTACTTTATCGGAACACTCTGCCTCGTCACCGGACTTGGCTACGGACTCGCCTTCTATTTCGCCCTCGAAATGGGCGAGCAACGGAATGAAAAGGATAGGGCCATCGCTGAACTGACTGAGGTGCGCGTAATGGCGGAATGGTCCCGCTTTGAAGAGGGGAGGGCGAAATGAGCGACAAGACCCCAGACATTATCTGCATGGCGCGGCTGGAGGTTCTCGACCTTCTTGAAGAACTTGGCGCTGCCGCAACTCACCTGCGCGAGGCTTATTCCGAATTTGAGGATGGCAACGAGCGAGCCGCAAACATGAGCGTCGAGGATGCCGTCGAGATCATGGGCCGGATCGAGCGCATGAGTTCGGAGATCGGCGTCTCGCTTTGCAAATGGGTGGAATTTGGAGGGACGGCGAAATGAGCGACGACGATCTATCACCAGGACAAAAGCAAGTCCAATCTGACTGGCGCTCTGGCAGAACTTCGGCTCAAAAGCAAGCCGCTCTCAATGCAAAGGCAACGCTTGATTTTCTAAAGCAAAACCCCGGTTCAACGAAGGCGGATGTAATGTCCGCTGGGATCAGGCCGAACTTCTTTATGCTGCAACAGCATGGGTTGGCTTACTTCACCGGAGGCGGAAAGAAAAGTCTGCTCGCCCAATGGTATGCAAAAGGTTTTGAAAGGAGAGAACCATGAACAAAGACCAACTCGCCAACGCTCTTGAAATCGAGCGGAAGAAAAGAATCGCAGCCCAAAACGACGCAGTTTTGCAGAACCTCCAAACCGAACTTTTGAAGCAAAACATGACACAAGAACAAATGCGATTTGAGGCGGCGAAGGCGGCAATGCAGTCCATTGTCCTAAATTCGCGATGGGACAGATGCCACTGGGACGTTATTGCCGAAGCGGCGGTAGATGCCGCAGACTGCTTGCTGGAAGCTCTTGTCAAATACCCATCTACCGAGGAATCCTCGTCAGTTAAACTAAATGACGCAACCAAACCATGAACGACGTAAACGACTTTCTGGACGTTGCCGAAAGCGCCCCACGTTGGAAGCAGGACGCGAAGCGCCTAGGCATCGAAACCTTCTATGTCTTCGACATGTCCGATTCCTACTGGGAGGCATCAATTGAGATTTTTGGTGATGTGGAAACCCAATGCGGAGAGACTGAGCGCGAGGCTGTGATCTCGTTGATGTTCAAGCTGAAACTTGATTGAGATGAAAGAACAAAACGAAATTCTAAAAACCGGGTGGGTCAACGTTTATGCGGATGGATCGTCAGGCTATGTTTGGCCTACTGAGCAAGACGCTAAAGACAAGGCCGGAGAGCCTGCTAGGCAAATCGAAATCCGCGTCGTTGCCAGCCACGAGAAGGCCGACAAGGGACCGACCAAGGTCGATCGCGGCGCTAACGATTCTATCGAGTGGAAGCCTTGGACTGTCGAAATGGTGCGGAATCACCGGAACTTCCAAGAGACTGCCGACTTGCATAACGCGGAGATGGAAAGGGTTACGAAATGAACGGAGACGGAAAAACCATCAGAAACCGCCGCTGGCAGAACAAGCAGATCGCTGCGGGTAGATGCGCGATCTGCGCCAGGTTGGCCGTGCCGAATCGGACGCGATGCGAGATTTGCGCGGAGAAGAATCGCGAATATCAAAGGCAATATAGAGCAAAGTAAAACAAAAAAGAGATGAAGAATTTAGAGGAATACGACGCCTTTATTGAGGCGAAAACCAAGCACGCAAAGCCAAGCGGATTTGAGCCTATGCCGATTACTGCGCCGCTTTTCGACTGGCAAACGCATGTTGTCAGATGGGCTGTGCAGAAAGGTCGCGCCGCGCTTTTCGAGGATTGCGGCCTCGGTAAAACGATCCAGCAACTGGAATGGGCAAATCAAGTCACTAAGCATTGCTCCGGCCCTGTTTTGATCCTCACTCCGCTTTCAGTTGCCGCGCAAACTGCACGCGAGGCTGCGCATTTTGGCATCAAGGCGCACGTCGTTGAATCCGGCGATCAAATTTCCGGTGAGGGTATTTGGATCACCAACTACGAAAAGCTGGAGCATTTTGACGGCGTCGAAGTTGCTGGAGTTGTTCTTGATGAGTCGAGCATTTTGAAGAGCTTTACTGGCAAGACAAGGCATCGACTAACTGAGCGATTCGCTGAAACGCCATACAAGCTTGCATGCACGGCTACGCCATCGCCGAACGATTATACCGAGTTTGGCCAGCACGCTGATTTCCTTGGTGTCTGCACACCTCAACAAATGCTTTGCACGTTCTTCATCAACGACACATTCAACACTGGCGATTGGCGATTGAAGAAGCACGCTGAAGGCGAGTTTTGGAAATGGGTAGCGTCATGGGCGGCGTGTGTCTCAAAGCCATCTGACATTGGCTATGATGACATTGGCTACTCGCTGCCGAATTTGAACCTAGAGACTGTCATTGTTGATGTCGATGAAACGAAAGAAGCAAACGATGGGGAGCTTTTCCGCAACGCAACATTATCGGCGACTACGATGCATAAAGAGATGCGAATGACGGCTGAGGCTCGCGTGAAAGCCGTGGCCGATCTTGTCAATGCATCAGATGAATCTTGGATTGTATGGTGCAATACCAACGACGAAAGCGAAAGGCTTTCAAAGTCAATTCCTGATGCGGTCGAGATTCGCGGCTCAGATACCGCTAAGAAGAAAGAAACCGCCGCCGCTGATTTTGTTGATGGCAAGATTCGCGTTCTGATTTCCAAAAGCGGAATCTTTGGATATGGCATGAATTGGCAGCATTGCCGAAACATTGCTTTTGTTGGCCTGTCCTATTCTTTCGAGGACTTTTACCAGGCGCTCAGGCGCTCCTATCGTTTTGGACAGACTCGCGAAGTAAACGCTTACGTTGTTCACGCAACGACCGAAGGCGCAATCATGCGGACAATAGCACGCAAAATCAACCAACACTCTGAAATGCAAGAAAGCATGAAAATTGCAGCGGCAGCATTCCGCGAAGGAACAAAAGAACTAACAATGAAAACCGATATCGAAAAGAGACAAGGAGAGGGGTGGACTGTTTATCACGGCGATTGCGTTCGCGTTGCCAAATCATTGCCGGATGCTTCGGTGGACTTTTCCGTCTTCTCGCCACCCTTTGCAGATCTGTTTACCTATTCGGACGATTTGCAAGACATGGGCAATTGCAACGACCTTGACGAGTTTACGAAGCATTTCGAGATTCTCATCGCTGAATTGGCTCGCATCGTTGTTCCTGGTCGCGAGGTGGCAGTTCACTGCGTTGACCTTCTTGCAACGAAATGGAAGCACGGGTATATCGGCTTTCAAGACTTCTCTGGCGAGATCATCAGGGCTTTTTGGAAGCACGGCTTTACCCTTCATGCGCGAGTCACGATTTGGAAAAACCCAGTCACCGAGATGCAGAGGACAAAGGCCCATGGGCTTCTTCACAAGACTCTTTGCACTGATTCGGCTGGATCGAGAGTGGGAGCGCCGGATTATCTTTTGGTGTTTCGGGCGCCAGGGGAGAATCCAAAGCCGATCACTAAAGACCGAAACAAGTATCCGGTTTCATGGTGGCAGGAAGTCGCATCTCCGGTTTGGATGACGGTCGATCAAGGCCGCGTTCTCAACCGGGATGGCGCTCGCGATCACAAAGACGAGAAACACATCTGCCCGTTGCAGCTTGATGTCATCGAGCGAGCGATTGAGCTTTGGAGCAATCCCGGCGATCTGGTTTTTTCGCCATTTACGGGCATTGGGAGCGAGGGTGTCGGAGCGCTTACGTTGGACCGGCAATTTGTTGGATCTGAACTCAAGGAAAGTTATTTTAAGCAAGCTTGCGAGAATTTGGCCGGGGCAAAGCTCCAGACTGAGCTTTTCTAGTTGCGAAACGAAATCATTTTGTTGAACCTAAAAAGCCGACCGTATCGGCACGGAGTGAGACCCGTAGAAATGAATACCTTCAAACAGTCCTCGTCCCTCCATCGCGCCGGTGCATTCTCCGGGTCTCACCGCGATGGGTGGGCGAGGGCTTTTTTGTGCCCATGAAAAACTATTCCGAGAAACTGAAAGACCCGCGATGGCAAAAGGTCCGGCTTGAAGTCATGGATCGCGACGATTGGAAATGCCGACTTTGCTTTTCAGAAGGCTCAACCCTTGCCGTCCACCACAAGAAATACACTGGCGAAAATCCATGGGATGCAGATTGCCGCGACCTAATGACGCTCTGTGAGGACTGTCACACCGCGATGCACGAAGGCAACCTTGAGAACATGCCGCCCCTTGTTGATTCATTCTACAAGGCCGTGACGCAGGCCCGACTCGCAAACGACAGCAAAACCTTGATTCGATGGATTGAGGTCGCCAGTAAGCGGTTTTTGTCAGCTTGCGATGAAATGGAGCTTGCCATTGTCCCGCTGCAATCACGGCTGTTCCACCTAATCGAAAAGGAGGCAACGAAATGAGTGACCCGATTTACAAAATCAAGGATTGGCAAAGGCATTTTGAAAACAACCGCTCCCGAACGGTTGAGAATCTGCGCTGGGTTTGTGTTCCCAACAAGCACGACGGCGAGGGTTTTGCGACCGTCATGGAGCAGGAAAACGCCGCCGAATTGTTCGCCGCGTGGGTTTTGATTTTGCAGGTGGCATCCAAGTGTCAGGAGCGTGGCAGCCTTGTGCGGGAGGATGGCACTCCCCTGACAGCCCGAGCAATGGCAGTGAAGACAAGAGCGCCGGAATCTTGGTTCAAGGAAGCCTTTAAGTTCTTCATTACCAAGGTCAAGTGGATGGACTGTCAGGCAACTGACACCCAACTGTCAGGCAACTGTCAGGCAACTGACACCCAAGTGACGAAGAAGGAAGGGAATAGAAGGGAAGGGAATGGAAGTGAAGTGAAGAGAGCGAGCAAGGCTCGCCCACAAACCCGCGAGGAGTTTGATGCCTTTTTTCAAGAGCTTGGCCTTTACCCTCGCGATGCCGAGGCGACATGGAACAAATTTGAGGGCAATGACTGGACCAACGGAGGCAAAAAGATCGCCTGCTGGAAATCGACCGTCAGGGCTTGGAAGGCATCGGGATACATGCCAAGCCAGAAAAGCCCGTCTGATTACGAGCCGCAATGGCCAAGAGCGCAATCCGCCGCTGAGACCGCCCACGAAGAGGAAGACGACCTCATGGCCAAGCTGCTGCGGATTAAGCAGGCCGAGGCACGAGAGGCGGCGGGAGACCATCCCGACTACTGGACCGATGAGGAAATCGAAAAAGAGGAGGCCGGATGCTTCTGACCGTTTCAGACCTATCCGAGCAACTCGTCGGCAGGATTGAGGAGCTTGCGCCAATGCTCCTCCCCGGTGGCAGGCGTCACGGCAACGAGTGGATCTGCGGCGACCTGTCAGGCGCACCAGGTGATTCGCTCAAGCTCACGATGACGGGAGGGCACGCAGGCCAATGGAGAGATTGGGCCACCGATGACCACGGCGATCTTGTGGACCTTTGGCGTCTCTCTCGAGCGATTTCAGCGGGGGAGGCCGTTTCTGCGGTGAGGACATACCTTGGCATCTCCGAGCCTGTCAGGCAGCATGAGAAGCGGGTTTACGGCCATGCACCCGCGATTAAGTCTGAAGCGCCATCACCAAATGGTCGCGCCTATGCCTGGTTAACTCAAACGCGGGGGCTGAAGCCGGACACAATCAACAGGCTGAAAATCGAGATCGACACAGAGCGGAAGGCCATTGTTTTCCCGTGCATCTCTCCAGCCGGCGAGATCATTAACCGCTCATATCGGACGCTGGGCGAGAAAAAGAAGGTGTGGCAGGATAAGGACTGCGCACCAAGCCTTTTTGGATGGCAGGCCGTCCCTGAGTCGAGCTACCGTTCCAAGACAATTTTACTTTGCGAGGGTCAGATCGACGCGGCAACGTGGCATCAGTGGGGAATCCCTGCGCTTTCGGTTCCCAACGGCACGGGAGCGACATGGGTGGAGTTTGAATGGGACAACCTCCAAGCGTTCGATTCGATCTATCTGGCGTTTGACCAAGACGAGGCCGGGAGGAAGATCGCCAACATGGCGGTAACGCGCCTTGGAAAGCATCGTTGTTTCATCGTCGCGATGCCCAAGAAGGACGCGAACGATTGTCTGCTGGCTGGATTCACCGCCCAGGACGCACGCGACTGGGTAGCGAACGCAAAGCGCCCTCGCATCGAGCGATTGGTGACGACGGCGGAAATGGAGGATCGCCTCGTCGAAGACGTAAAGCCAAAGCCAGAGCCGTTTTCGATGCCGTTCCTAAAAATGGATTGGCACAATGGAGATGGCTTTTATTTCCGACCAGGCGAGCTGACCATCTGGGGCGGCTTTTCTCACGCCGGCAAGTCTACCATGCTTAACTTCATGGTTGCCCAGCTGTTGGGCGCACGGATTCCTGTCTTCATCGGCTCTTTCGAGATCCGCGTTGAAACTCAGCTTCGGAAGATGTTGTCGGTGTTTTATGGAAAAAGGAACATCAACGAAACTGCTGCGCGTGAGTTTGCGCGGAACGTAGGCGAAAGCATTGTCTTTTCCGATGTTGTCGGCTCCATCACCAAGGATTCGCTGATGGAAATGATGTGGTTCTCGCACCGCCGATATGGGACAAACCATTTCGTAATCGACTCGTTGATGCGCGTGCAGGGCTTGGAAGAGGATTATCCAGCCCAAGGAGAGTTTTGTAATCGGCTCCAAGACTTTGCCAAAGAAACGGGAAGTCATCTACATCTGGTTGCGCATTTGGCAAAGCCAGCGCAAGATGGAGCGAGGCCGAGCATGTATGCCATCAAAGGCTCAAGCTTAATGGTCAACAATGCAGACAACGTTCTGCTTGTCCTCCGCAACCCTGAGAAAGAGAAGAAGCGCAAGGCCGGAAAACTGACGAGCGAGGAAGAACGCTCTATGCACGATACCGAGATCATTGTCGAGAAGCAGCGCGAAACCGGATGGCTTGGCATGTTCAAACTCAATTTCGATTCCGCTAGATTCCGATTTACAGAATTTGACTCAAACAAAGTAATACAATGAGAACAGCAAACATCAATGTCACCAAGATCGATAAGACCGCCCTTTACGAAGGGAAGAACGGCAAATACCTGAGCCTTGTTTTCTTTGACAACAAAGACGGATTGGACCAGTTTGGGAACAATGGCTTTGTAACCCAAGATCTGGGCAAGGAGCGTCGCATGGCAGGCGAGAAAGGGCCGATCATCGGTAACTGGAAGGAGGTTGGAACTAAGGGGCCGACTCCCGCGCAAGCTGTTCCGAATACGAGTGCAAGCACGGCGGAAGATGATTCGATACCGTTTTGATTACGCGGTTTTGATGGCTGCAACCTTATCATGACCGAGCGAACCTACCACACCGACCTGGATGATGCCATCCTCGACGGGTGGGAGTCGCCAGTCCTGCTACCGATCAACGGAGGCGAGGTGCATTCTCACGGCAGGAGATGCTATGTCCGCAACGCTCGACGCATCGCCTTCCTCAAATATGCGATTGGCCGAGAGATGAGCGCAGCCAAGCACCTGACCGAGATATTGGGCTTTGCCGCAGCTTGTGAGGTCCACCAGTTCCTGCGGAGTCTTCAGTTCCAGCTCGCCATTGAGAAATCACCGATCCGAGTGCAGCTCGTCCTCAAGGGGCGGAAGGGATACTGGGTGGCATTTGACAAACGAAAGCCCCATGAGCATGATTAACAACCCCAAAGGGCAAAGGCGCAGGACTAGCCACCTGCCGTCACGCACGATAGCCAGCGAGGTTGACGGCTCCTCGTCTAGGCGAAATCCCACTCGTCACAACGGGCGTGGACATCGAGCGACCGGGAAGGGACAATTTAAAAGCCGAGGCGCTAGCTATGCCTTGAACCATTCGCCAGACGCGCCCCGTCACATGGCAGGATGCTGCGGTTGCACTGGATGCTTCCTTGTGCTGATCGTTGGCGCAATCATTCTCATGCTGCTCATGATGGCAGCCTGATAAAAATTATCATGAAGTTAAAAACGTGTTTCTATTGCGGCGAGCGAGTTACCAGGATTGAGCGCGATCACGCTCCAATACCTAAACGCCATAATGGCCAAGACATGGTGGACGCTTGCCTTGCTTGTCACGACATGAAAGATCGAACTCTTTTGAATGATTGGCCAGATGATTGGATAGCAACCGTCATGGAGGACATTCCAAAAGTTTCAAGAGCGACAAAGCTTTTTATGATGAAGTTCATCGCAATGGCAATGGACGCAAACAAAGACAAAAATCTATGAACCAACAAAAGAAACGAGGACGGCCAGCAAAGGCCAAGGCTGAAGTGCAACCCGTCGAGGATGTCGAGCAGGTCGATACGATGCAGGACGCCGATGCAATGGATGCCATCGAGGATGTCGAGCAGTCAACGCAAGACAAGACCCAAGGCGACCAAGGCTTAGACCTGGTTCGCCGCGTCGAGATGGAGATCGGGCGCACGCACAACGCATGGGGCATGGTGGATCCTGTTGAGCTGATTGATGCGGTCAAACGTGTGATGAGACATTAGAGCTATGAGTGAAGCACGCGATCCCGAATCGAATAGGATTGACGCGGAATCGGCGGAATCGGTAAAATCTTGCCCTGCAAAGGTGACTAGGCAGATGGCGGCGCATTACGGCGCGAAGAAGGCGGCACAGCATGGGGTGCAAATGGCTGGGCATGACGGCGTGCCGAAGGAGTTCCAAGCCACAACCATCTGCGGCAACTGCGGGGCTGATTTCGCGCCGAAGTGCGGGGCTTCTGGGCAGTTTTGCTCAAGGCAATGCGTGTCGCCAGGGAGATCAACCTTGGATGAAAATAAAATCATACAGCTTTACGCATCAGGCGTTGGAATTAAAACCATCGCCAAGCGACTTCTTGGACGCGAAACCGCAAAGAACACGATACGAGACGCCCTAAAAAGAAATGGCGTGCAGATTCGGACAGTTCAAGAGATGGCCAAAGACCCTGCGTCTATTCTGCGGAGATTGATAGGCCGGGGCGTGGTTGTTGATTCCAAAAGTGTTTTTAAGAAAAAGATTAAAACCACAGCAAGAACCGGCGGGCTTGAGTTATTTGATTATGCTAAGCGGGCCGCCAAGAAAGCCGGTGAAATACGGTCATACCATGCGCAAAACGCGAAAGCAATCGAGGCTGGTTTTAGGTCGTCGTATCACGCCAAATATCAGACTGATGGAGCATTTAGAGCAAAGGAGATTGCACGGCGAAGGTTCAAGAAGTTTGTGGGAGAGGGATTAGGGGAAAGGGCCGGGAAGTTTATAGGCTGCTCATGGGATGAGTTCCGCTTATACCTTGAGACGCAATGGGAGGATTGGATGAATTGGGAAAACATTGGGCCAATTGCAGACGGCTTTTGGCAAATTGATCACATCGTGCCGTGTTCTTGGTTTGACCATGAAAGGAATGATCACGCTAGGCTTTGCTGGCATCATCTCAATATGCGCCCAATATCATCGCGAGAAAATTCAAAGAGAAGCAACAGACCAACCGATCTTATTGAGACGTTGAAGTCACTTCCAGAATGTGAAATCAAGAATGACCTTATAGCGTTCGTTTTGCAAAGCGTTCATTTCCAGCCAGTTACGGGTCCCTTGACAGAAAATTACTCCGCTCGGGGTCGTCGCGAGCCCGTTCGCTAGTCGCAATAAGCCCCCAAGAGGACACCAGATTGCCAGCCTAATGAGACTGCAATTGCGGAGAAAAACCTCAGACTTGCTCTCAAATCGCACTTTTCCGCGCAATGGGCAAAACCGCGCAATCCTAGTGCAATCAAGGCTTTCTAGGCACATCGCCGGTGCATTCCCCGCTAGGTAATTGGCAGATGTAAAAATCCTCTTGCGTTTCTTTTTCGTTTTGTGCTGTCTCTCGCAATGTCGAGAGCCACACAAAAACAATTCTCACCGCAGGTCCGTTCCTTCGACTTGTCGCGCTCCTCGATCAACGAGGACGAGCGCACGGTGGATGTTGTTTTCTCGACCGAAACCGATCAAGTCGAACGCTCTTGGGGCGTCGAAATCCTCGACCACGGTTCAAAGTCCGTTCGCCTCAAGCGGCTGAACAATTCCGCGCCGCTCCTGCTCGATCACGATCCCCGGGAACAAGTGGGAGTGATCGAATCCGCTCGCATCGACGGCAAAACTGGAGCCGCAACCGTTCGCTTTTCTCGATCTGCAAAGGGCGAGGAAATCTTCCAAGACGTTAAGGACGGCATCCGCTCCAAGATTTCCGTTGGCTACCGCGTCCACGCACTCGTCATGGAAAAGCG